TCAGCAATGATCTTAGTATTTCTAAGATCTTCGAATAAAATCTTTTTACTTAACGGTACTTTAAGTACTTCGTCAATTTTACGCTTAATAGGGCGAGCACCCATCTTAGCATCGTAACCAACTTCGGCTAAATGATTAATTAACGCTTCAGTAACATGTAATCTAATTTTCTTAACTTTAAGTGATACTTTCAATTCGTTGATAAATTTAACAACAATCTTCTTAATGCTCATATTATCAAGTTTCTGGAACTTAATAGTAGCATCAATTCGATTGCGTAATTCTGGTTTAAAGAATTCCTTCACTGCTTTATCTTCTTCACCACTGCGCTCGAGATCTTGTCCAAAACCAATGTTATTATTCTCGTTTGCTTGAGCACCCAAATTGGATGTCATAATAATAATACAATTTTGCACAGAAACAGATTTACCTGAACTACTTGTAATAGCACCTTCATCAAGCATTTGTAAAAATACATTAGTAACATCTTGATGTGCTTTCTCAATCTCATCAAACAACAGAACCGAGTACGGATTTTTACTCACCTCGGCAATTAGTTTACCAGCACCAGCACCTTCTTCATAACCAACGTAACCAGGTGGAGCACCAATTAATGAACTAACAGTATGTCGTTCTTGATATTCAGACATATCAAAGCGTATTAATTCCATATCTAAATTAGAACTCAATAATTTTGCCAACTCTGTCTTACCTGTACCTGTAGGTCCTAAGAATAAGAAACTACTAACAGGTTTATTTTCTTGTGCAATTCCACTAAAATTAATGTAAATCTTATCAAGTACATTTTCAATTGCTGAGTCCTGTCCAAATAACTTTAACTTAACATTAGTTTCTAAACCACGTAATTTATCACTGTTATCATTACTTAAACGCTCTGGTGGTATGCCGGTTAACTTACTCACTTGTTCAATAATATTAACATCTTTAATTCTAACACCAATGTTATTTTGTGCTCGTTGTACAGCACATGCCGCATCAAGCATATCGATAGCCTTGTCTGGGTTTTTACGATCGTGTATAAAGCGATCGCCTAATTGCACAGATGCCACAATAGCATTTTTGTTAATTTTCACATTGTGAAATTCTTCAAGACGTTTACCTACACCAGTTAAAATCTTAATTGTACTTGCATAGTCCGGTTCATCGATTGTTAAATTATAGAAGCGTCTCATTAACGCTTTATCTTTCTCAAAAGATTCGTAGTACTCGTCCCAAGTTGTATTCGCAACTACTTTAATCTTTCCACGTGTAATTGCAGGTTTAAGCATATTTGCCATGTCAAGTGAACCGCCACTTCCTGTGCTACCTGCACCTTGCATCGTGTGAGCTTCATCAATAAATAAAATACATTTTTCTGACGTCTCGAGTGCGGCAATTACTTTCTTAAACTTTTCTTCGAAGTCACCGCGGTACTTACTACCAGCTAACATAGAACCAACTTCTAAACTCCATACTGTATGATCATGTAGGAACTCAGGAACTTCCTTTGCTTCAATCTTTTGTGCAAGGCCTTCAACAATAGCTGTTTTACCTACACCAGGATCACCAATCATTAGCACATTGGATTTAAACTTCTTAGCGAGAATGTCAATTGCATCTCTAATTTCATCTGTTCGTCCAATTAATGGCTCTAAGTCACCATCAGTTGCTTGCTTTGATAAGTTTGTACAGTGTTCTTCTAACACATCATTCACCTGGTCATCTGAAAGTTTAACATTGCTTTGTATGTAATGGTCATTCCAATATATTGCAAAGGCTTCCCTATCTTCAATGCCGTATTTTAACATAAAATAACTGGCATGACTATTTGTTTCTGCACTTATACTTAAAAATAAGTCAATGGTAGTAACATAACGTCTGCTATTGAATAGTACTTGTGTTACTGCACGGTTAAATACTCTCTCTACTGTATTTGTGCGTTTTGGGGTGTAATCATCGGGCAATTTGTTATTAGTTAATAATCCATCAATGTAGTTGTCTAAATCGCCTATCATGGAATCAGTATCAATTCCGTAATTCTTCATTACATCGTAAAATGGCCCGTAACTTATTAATGAGGTTAATAAATGCTCGACCAATACATATTCATGTCCTTGTTTCTTGGCAGTTGCGATTGCATGATCTGTTATTTGTTCAATTTCTGGATTAATTTGCATAAGTTCTTCCTATTCTAATTAAAATTATTTAGCCTTTATACTTTTAATGATTGATAATAGCTCTTCTGGGATGTCATCTGGTAATTTAGTAGCTATTTTAACATACATATCGCCTTTGAGCAAGTAGTTTTGTCGGTTTCTTGCACCTTTTTTGCTCAATTTGAGCAATGTTCCTGGTTTTGTTAATGCAGGCACTGTTACACTTATCGTTTCTTTGGTGATTGCTTTAGTCTCAATTGTGGTTCCGAGAATTAAATCCCAAAAATCCAGGGTTTCTACTTTTGTGAGATCTAATCCTCGTATTGTCCAGATGTTATCGTTAATTATACGAAATGTAACATATACATCTACTTTGTGTATGATAATGTCAGGGAATCGAATGGTTTCCCCCTGCATGATACCAGGAGGTATTTCGACATTTATGTATTGTGGGTTCTGTCCGGGGACTACTTGTACTTCAAGAACTTGCATACCACCATTTATAGCATTGGCTATGGATATATTTGCTTGTATTTTTAATGAACGTGTAGTTCTTACATTACCTGATTGGTAAAAGTTATATATATCTGCCGCTGTTTTAAAGTTATACGAACGAGATGTGTTCTGTGATTGGTTAGCCTTCCCGGATTTGATATCCTCATAGGCCTGTTTTATTTTTTTGAACTCTGCTTCCTCACCACCTTTGTCTGGATGATGCTCATTGGCGAGTTTCCTGTATGCTTTTTTAATATCTTCTTTAGAGTCAGTGCGTTTTACACCAAGTATTTTATATGCGTCCATTAGCAACCATCATTGTCAATTATATCAATATATTTGTCCATACCGGATGCTTTCCATACTTCATTGTCTTGTTCTGTATGATCCGCATATTTTATGTATTTTTGATTAGCATCGTCAGATAATACTAAATCAAGTCTCTCATCAGTTACTACAGGAATATTAAGTAAATCCCCAATAGACATAACATATTCTTTACCATACAGATACAATAACTCCTGACTAACAAAGAAATGATTCTGACTTATCAAGTACGGTAAATCATCTAAGAAATAATCTACAGTAGCACCATCACGTACTCTGCATTGCTGATGACGTAATATATTTTGATCTCTACCTATAATAGCAAATTGTACATGAAACCCTCTTGCTTCAAGTGCATCGACTATTCGTTTGTAATTGGGTTTATACAACATCTCTTCAAATACATACGGACAGGATACACTTATAACATGATAATCTCCAGACCAGTTAATGCTTTCAATTCCGTCCGGTGAATTCCATATTGTATTATAAGGTTCCATATCGTGCCCTACCCATGTCTCACTAGTGAGATTTGCAGGCCAACCACTTATCTTACCATGTAAGCTAAACACTTTTGAGAATAAATGATTACCGGAGCCTTGTGGACCGGTTAATATAGTTATAGACTTTTTCATAATAATTCCAATGTTTTCCCAACAATTTCATGTAACTTAATATCCCTTTTTCAGTAGAAAAGGCACCGAAGTGCCTAATCGTTAACTGTAGATAAATCGCCTATTACTTTTTAAATATATCCCAGATACTGCTGTCTTGCTTTGTTACGTCGGTAGTTGTAACTTTGTCAGCTGTAGTAGAAACAAGTTCTTCCTTATAAACAGATGCTAAACCAAGTGCTTCTGTGTTAAACTTAACAAGTGCTTTAAGTGCTGGTTCTGTAATCATACCTTTAAGAATTGCTACAGTTTTATCACCGTCGGTACCAGTTACCCAATCGTAGTCGCCAATCTTATCTAAAAATACAGCGATGCTATCTGGATTCTCAGCCATTTGCTTACATGCTAAACGTAAACGATCTGTATTTGGATTGCCTTTGTTAACCCATAACGCTTTTTGAATACTGTCACGCCATGTATGAATCATAGTGTAAGCATCGTACAGTTCACCACTTGGAGC